TCACCAAGATCCACCACGCGCCCGGCGCAACGCCTGACGAGCCCGGTCGAACCTTTCCTCCCGCGAGTGCAAATACCGCTGCGCTGACCGCACATCCTCATGCCCCATCAGCGCCATGATGTCGTGCAACGGCACCCCCTCGTCCGCGAGCCGGGTGCCAAACGTGTGCCGCAGGTCGTGCGGAGTCGGCTGCGGGTCGTCCAAGTCTGCGCCCGTGACCGCTGGCCGGAACTTATGCCCCTTTACCATCTGCCGCTCTGGCATGCCTTGCAGCGCCGGTTTCCACACTCGACGATGCCAGTTTGAATATCGCAGTTCCTTACCATTCTCTGAGGTAAAGATCAGTCTGCCCGGGTCGTCACCAGGAAACACGCCCTTCACTTCCCGAGCTGCAACCTTCGCCTCTTTCATCCGCACGGAAAGGTGGTCCCCGTAGGTCACCGAGCGATTACCAGCAGCAGATTTTGCGTATGGCCGCGCCGTGCCATCTCGCTCCATTACCCAAGCGATGTGGATACGCTGCCGCCGTGTATCGACCAGTGACGGTGGAATTGCCGATGCCTCTTCCCACCGCATTCCCGTATCGGCTGCCAACTCGACAAACAGGCGCGCGTCGACACGATCGGAGAACATGCGATCGAGCGCGTCCAGGAGCGCTGTCTCCTCGTCGGGGTCGAGGACCCGGTCAACGTGAGCGTCGCGTTTCGGCTTCCGAACACCCCGGGCTGGGTTATCGCGGATCAGCTTGGCCTCCACGGCTAGGTCGAGAACCGCGCGGAGCACACCGACCGCGCCCTCGATTGTGGCCGCGCCGACTGGTGCCTTACACCCGGGACAGGCTTTCGGGCTGCGGCAGCTCGACGCGTGCGCACCCTCCATCTCGACCACCCACGCTGTCACATCCGGTTTGAGGATCGATCCGACGCGCACGTCCGCCCACCGTGGTGCTACATGGCACCGGTAGTGGGATGCGTCCCGCCGTCGGCTGGCCTGTTCAAGCCGGCGGGACGTGGTTCCCCACTGCTCCCAGCACTCCCCCACGGTCTTCTTGCCGGCGCGCGGGTCAATCCAGTCACCCCGCCGCAGGCTGGCTTCCTGGTCAGCGGCCCACCTGGCGATGACCACCTTGGACCTGTCGGTCTCCGTGAGTCGATCATTTGGCCCGGATCCGTATCGGATCGTAGCCGCCCACTTACCCGAGTCGAGCTGGCGGATCCACGCCATCACGCCTCCTTGGCGTGATCAATCCACCACTGCACCTCTTCGACCTCCGCAGCCTGACGCTGGCGGCGCAACTCGTATAAACGCTCCCGCATCCGGGCCTTGACCCGAGGCGGATGAACACTCTCCTCGATCACCCGCAGTGCGGCATCCTCCGCGATCTCGAGCGGGGTTGGCGCCGGTTTGAGGGTGAGATCGGCTGCACGGTAGTACCCGACCCTCGTAAGTAACCCCATCGGGTCACGCCCGGTGGTCCGGGCAACGAGGCGGACGTACTCCTCGGAGACATCTACTTCCTCACCCAGCCACCGGTTGAGCGTCTTTGAGTTGATCTTAAGGAGCCGCGCGAGCGGCTCCTTTTTGCCGCCGGTCTCCGTCTCCAGCACCTCTCGGACCACCGCAGCCCACTCGGCCCGATCGATCCGGTGCTCACTGTCCATCGGGACATGGTAGGCGACATGCGTGTCTGAGGACGCGGGCAGGCGCGGCAATGGTGGCAGTAGTGGCGGCGGGCGCATGGGCCGGTTGGTCATCGCCGACCTCCGCGCCCTGCGTAGCACTCGCTGAGACATACAGGTAACGGTAACCAGACATGCATGTCCGGGTCTAGTCATACGTCCGGGTTGACTTGGACATGCGTGACCCGTAGCGCTTGCTAGCCCATGCATGTCCAAGTAATCTCCGACACGTGAATACGGACATGCAAGTCAGGACACGGCCAGACGTTGGTGGGGTTACGCGCCCACACGTCCGGCTACGTCTCGACCGATTCGACCTCTACACGCGCATCGTCGGAGCCACATCCGACCAAGCGCGCGCACGACTACTCGGCATCGCATCACGCACCATCACCCGCCTCCGTCGCGACCAGCACGCCGGAGAGGCCGTTATCGCGGCGACCCTCGCGGCGCTCCAGCACCACAGCGAGGCGCTGGGCCAACTCGGGCTATCAGTCAGCTTCGAAGACCTCTTCGAGGTGGCCGAGTGATGGACACCTACCTGACCGTCAAGGAAGCCGCCGCAGTCATGCGCACCCACAAGCAGACGGTCTACCGGCTCGTGTGGGCCGGCCTACTCCCCCGCATCGACATCGGCCAGGGCAAGTCCCGGCCCCGGTTTCGCGTCCGCCGGTCTGCGGTCGACGCGCTGATGCGGCAGCGGGAGAAGGGCAACGCATGACGCATCCTCCCGCCGGGCCGAGCAATCCGACTCCACCTCCCGGCCCCGGCCGCCGCGCCGATCGCATAACCACCGCCGCCCTGCTCGCCCGCGCGGTCGCCCTCATCGCGGTCGGCCTGGCCCTCATCGCCATCGGCCTGGCATCACTGTCCGCACCGCCGGCACCGGCCCCGGAGCGGGAGCCGCGGTGGATGCGGCCAGCCACGCCCGCCGAGGAGCGGGAGTGGCAGATACGGCGCCTCGTCGACCTCATTGACGAGGCACACGCCGGAAGCAAGTGAGCCCCCCGCCGATCTGCGGTCGGCGAAGGGCTCGACACCCGGACAACCCAATTCACGAAGGAGTCCAGATGCACACCGATCGTACCGACACCACCGAGCGGCAGATGTCCGCCGCCTCGCCGACAGCAGAGCCGCAGACCACCCCGGAGTCGGGCTACATGTCCTGCCCGCGTGAGTGCGGGGTAGACGTGCGTGAGCACGCCTCGTCCGGCCTGATCGATGGCCGATGCGACACGGGGGGCGCCCGATGAACGCCCCGACCTGGTCGCCCTCGGCCGATGCCGATCCGATCACCGTCCCGGACCTCGGTTGCGGGCACCTGCCCGGGGAGAGCTGCGACGAGGCGTGCGCCTACTGGCGGGGTGTCGCGGCCGGCGAGTACCCGCCGCCGCCGGAGATGCCGGTGACGCTGCCGCCGCACTGCCCCGGCCTGACACCGCTGCCGGATCCGGCGCTGCTGCGGGAGGTGGCCTGATGGCCTTGCTGCCCGTGGCTCTCACGGCCGCCCTGCTCGCTGTGACTCTCGTCGCCGTGATCCTCGCCCTGGTCTGCCGCACCATGGACCGGGAGCTGATGGCCCGGTCCCGCCGCATCCGCCACCAAGCCGAGCGGATCAGGGACTACCGCGCCGAGCTGGCCGACCGGGAGGCCGAGTTGGTCCTGCTGCGGGAGGCGTGCGACCGGTTTCGCGCCGCCGCAGCGCTCACCCCGGACAGTCTGCCGGAACCGCCGCTGCTGCCGGGATGGGCGCGGCGGACCGCGCTGGAGATCGCCCGCTCCGAGGCGACGGATTTCGAGGATCCCCGGTGAGCGCCCACCCGGGCCCCGGGGTGTGCCCCGGCTGCCTGACCGTCCCCGGGCGTGACCACGGCGTGGCCTGCCCGGCGGTGGAGGGCCCCCGGCACGCCGTCGAGGCCGTCCCGGAGTTCGTCCGCATCGCCCTCGGCCTGCTCGTCGGGCTGCTCATCGGCGTCGGCCTGTGGGTCTGCGCCCAGTTCGTTTGGAGTCTCACATGAAAAACCTGCTTGATGTGCTGACTGCCGACCGGGGCCTGCCTGCCGGCTGCGACCGGTGGGGTATCCGTACCGTCCACCCTGATCTGCGCTCGCGGCACGGCTACCGGTGGCCGTGGCCCGGCCAGTGGGCTCACGCGCCGGGGCCGATCATCAACGGCAACGGCAACGAGTACCCGATCGAGGTCGGGGACGGGATCTGTCTGGCCCGGACGTGGGCCACGATGGCGTTGGCCGGCGTGCCTGCGGTGACTCTGCTGCTGTGTGCGTGGTCGAGCGCTGACCTGCTCTCCAGCGCCCGCGGCGATCGGTGGCGGCTGCGGCGGGCATACGTCGTGGACATCGCGGACGGTGCGCGTCTGGTCCGCGATCACGGACGCGACGCGGACCTGCGGGGCGCGGACTTGGAGGGCGCGGACCTGGAGCGTGCGGACCTGCGGGGCGCGAACCTGCGGGGCGCGAACCTGCGGCGCGTGCACATGCGGGGCGCAAACCTGCGGGGCGCGGTCCTGCGGCAGGCGATCCTGCAGGGCGCGGTCCTGGAGCGCGCGGACCTGCAGGGCGCGGACCTGCAGGGCGCGGACCTGGAGCGTGCGGACCTGCGGGGCGCGGTCCGGTCATGACCGACGACATGGTGCGGGATCTGACCGCCGCTCTCAACGCGGCCGACGCCGAGCGGGCCCGCCTCCAGGACGCGTTCGACGTGACCACGGCCGCCTACCAGCGGCGTACCCGGCAGCTCGGCCAGTGGCGGGACATGGCCCAAGGTCTGTCCGCCGACCTGCGGCAGGCCCGTGACGATCGGGACCGGGCGATCAGCACCTCCCAGCAGTTGCGGGTGGGTTTGGTTGCCGCGCGGGAGCGGCTGGCGGCCAGCCGCGAGGAGGCGGGCCGGTGAGCGACGACCTGCGAGACGAGATCGTCGGCATCCTCGGCCAGCCCGACGTCGACGCAACGCATCGCGCCGACCTCATCCTGTCCGCCGTGGCGGACTGGCTGGGCAGCCCCGTCGGATGCGATGTGCGACTCAGCCTCGCCCTGGACGCCGCCGCCCCCGGGGTGTTTGGCCACGGCGTCTGGGCGGACGCCGGACTCACGGACGCCGCGCTCGCGGTCGCCCGTGAGCTGGCCGCAGCGATCCGGCCGCCGGACCCGAGCGGGCCGCGGCCGGCGCTGGCCGACCGGTACGCCGAGCTGCCGTCCGGGGGCGCGTCATGACCGTCAGTCATCGGCTCACCTGCACCGCCGATTCCCGTACCGAGAGCATCCCGGTAGAGCAGGCCCGGGTAGCCGGCTGGCGCAGTGGCGTCACCGCTGGCGGGCGGTGGGTCGCCTACTGCCCCGAGTGCACCGGGGTGGACGCCGGCTACTGGGACCGGCGGACCCCCGACATTGCCAGCTGTGTCACCTGTGACCTGCCTGAGCACCGGTGGGATCCCACCGACCGGCTGTACCTGTGCGGCGGCGCCCAGTGTCCCGACTGCACCCGCGTCGACCTCGACGAGGACCGGCGCCTCGACCATCTCGACGAGCAGGAGGCGGCGGCGTGACTGAGCTGCGTACCCGTAAGCCCACCGGCCGTGTGCCGTGGCCGCTGATCCTGATCGAGGGCGGGGAGAAATCCGGGAAGTCCTGGGCCTGCGCCCAGTTCAGTACCAGTCCGCGGATCGGTCAGATGTACTGGATCGACCTCGGCGAAGGGGCCGCCGACGAATACGGCGCTATCCCGGGCGCGGATTACCTCGTCGTCGAGCATGACGGCACCTGGGGGCAGATCCAGGAGTCTGTCGTGGCGGTCAAGGCCGAAGCCCAACGCGCGGCCGACGCCGACGAGCCGCCGGTGGTGTTGGTCATCGACTCGATGACCGCTGAGTGGGACATGCTCAAGGACTGGGCGTCTGACAAGGCCCGCCGGCGGCACAACGCCAAGGCCAAAAGGTACAACCGGCCGCAGTTGGCCGCCGATGACGAGCCGACCATTTCTATGGATCTGTGGAACGAGGCCGGCACCCGGCACCGCAGGTTGATGACCACGTTGATGACCTTCCCCGGCATCGTCGTGGTGACCGCGCGCGGTAAGGAGGTTGCCGCGCTCGATGAGGCCGGTCGGCCGATCGAGCGGCAACGTGACTACCGGGTCGAGGGTCACAAGACGCTCGGGTTCGACGTGTCGTGCTGGATCCGTCTGGACCGGTCCAAGCCGGGAACGGTGATCGGCGTCAGGTCGGCGCACGTCGGCATCCGACCCGGCTACGACCAGCCGCTCGAGTTGGCCGCCGATTGGTCGATCGAGCGCATCGTGTTCGACACGCTGCGATGTTCGCCGGTCGCTCGGGACCTGGTGGCGTTGCAGCCGGCCGAACCGGATACCGACGAACAGCCCGGTCTGTCGGCCGCCGTGACCGGCCTGCTCGAGGACCTGGGGCAGGCCGTCGATGAGGCCGGGCTGCGCCGAGTGTGGCGGGCCGCCGGCCAAGCGCAGAAGGACAGCCGGATCAGCCCCGCCGAAGGCGCCCATTTCGAGGCCCGCTGGAAGGCCCGCAAGCACGAACTGTTCCCGCCTGAGCAGACCGAGACGGAGATGGCCGGATGAACCGCACCGAACGCGTCCAGGAAGTCCTACGCCTCGAAGGGCTCGCCGACGCGGCGAAGAAACGCGCCGCCGCGCACCGCGGTGTCCTCGACACCGAGGCCCGCACCGAACTGGAGCAGCACGGCACCGCCCCGTCCTGGCGGCTACCCGACATCGGCACCGTAGCCCTGGCCGTGTCAAAAGAGGCCCCCGTTGTCTCCGACCTTGCCGCGCTGACGCAGTGGTGCCTCGTGCGGTACCCGTCCGAGGTGGAGACGGTCCCGCAACTGCGGGCAGGGTTCCCGGCCGCCCTTGCGCAGCGGGTGGTGTGCGACGGGGACGTGGTCGTTGACCCCCGCACGGGAGAGATCGTGCCGGGGATGACGGTCCGCCCTGGCGGCGTACCTCAAACGCTGTCGATCCGGGCATCCCGAGACGCCCGGGCGGTGTGCGCCGCCGCCGCCGAACACCTCCTGGAGGGACTGGCGCTGGTAGCGGCGGAGGTGCCGGGCCACCTGGACCCGTCCGATGTCCCGGACGGTGACCAGTGACCCACGCAGATCCGTACTACGGCAACGCCATCGAGGTAGAGCACACGTGGGCCCGCCCGCCGTCGCCTGACTGCGCATCCTGCGGATGCTGCTCCGCTCCGCTGTGCGCTACCGCCGCCGAGCGGGAGTTGCCGTGCTGGGCGGCGGTGTCTTCCGGGCCGGCGGTGATGGATGTCAGCGGGTGCCCGTGCGCCCCGGTGGCCGGCAAGGGCCGGTCGTGATCCGCGACCGAGATGCCGCCCTCGGCGGGCCGGTGCGGGAGCCGGGCTGGTGCGTGTGCGGGCACCTGGAGCCGCTACACACACTGCGGGCAGGCCGCCGGGGCGGCTGCTCCACCTCGACGTGCGGATGCGGCGGCTACGAGCCCGGGGCCGGTGTCATGCCGGCCCCGGGCCCCCGGCCGGCACCGGCCGACCTGAACACCATGACCAGCCGGTACACGGCGTACGCCGACGCCCGCGACAGTGGCCGGCAGCCAGACGTCGCACTGCTCGCTGCCGCCGTGGCCGACGACGTACCTGGGTGGGTCGCCGAGGTGCACCGGCTGGAGGCGCTGCGGCGGGAGCTGGCCGCCGAGCTGGACCGGCTCCGCGATGGGAGCGACCAGTGACCTGCCACCTGTACCGGGCTGTGTGGCCCATCCTCGACGACACCCGCACCCGCTCGGCCCTGATCGCTGAGGCGTCCGCCGGCCTCGACGCCATGGCCCGCACCGACGGCGCCCGCATCACCGGACAACCAACCTGGACCGTCACCGGGGACCGGCTCGTATGCGAGGCGCCAGCCCAGCCCCTACCCGCCGACGAACCAGTGGACGTCGCCGGGCTGGCCGACAACGACACCGTCGTACGCCGACTGGCCGGCCTGCACTGGTCACACCGGCAGATCGCTGCCACGACCGGCATACCCGCGTCCACGGTCCGCGGCATCATCGCCCGAATCAAGGAGACACACGTATGAGCACATTGGACATCAAACAGTGGTGTGCTGACCGTGCCGATCACTTCAGGGCCTACGCAACGCGCAAACCAGCGCTGCACGAGGACCGCGACGCCGCCCTCGTCGCCTGGACCATCCACTGCCTCGGCGACCCGAAGCAGGACATCTCCCGCGACGTCCTGGCCGCCATCGCTGCCCGGCACGGCCTCGCTCTGACGGCCATCCACCGGCCCACGCCCCACGAAATCATCACCCGCCTCCGCGCCACCCCCTGACCGGTCGGGCGGCCCCGGGAGGGGCGGGGCCACGACCACCCCCGCACAGAACAGCGCACAGATAGGACGTCGAGGATCGATGAGTGTCCGGGTAATGACCTGGGTGTGGGAACAGTCGCGGTCAACCAAAACTGACCGTCTGGTCCTGCTCGCCATCGCCGATTGCGCCGCGGATGACGGCAGTAACGCCTACCCGAGCATGGCCGAGCTGGTCCGCAAGACCGGGCTGACCGACCGGGGTGTGCAGAAGGCCATCGCCCGCCTGGTCGAGCTGGGCGAGTTGTTTGTGGGGCGCAACAGCGGCCCGAAGGGCTGTAACCGGTACCGCGTCGTCATGCCTACCCCCGAACACCGTTCACCCCCGAACACCGTTCACCCCCCGAACGATGTTCCCCCGAACACAGTTCGGCCCCCCGAACACGGTTCACCCCTACCCCCGAACGCCGTTCGGGTCACCCCCGAACGGCGTTCACCCGGAACCGTCCTTGAACCGTCAATAGAACCGTCAGTAGAACCTTCTCCTTCGCCGCACCCGACGAAGGACGTCGCGATCCCCGACCGAATCGACGTCGAGCAGATCTGCCGCCACCTCGCCGACCGCATCGAAGCCAACGGCTCCAAACGCCCCACGATCACCAAAGCGTGGCGCGACGCCGCCCGACGACTCATCGACCGCGACGGCCGCACCGTCGACCAGATCACCCGCTGCATCGACTGGTGCCAAGACGACCAGTTCTGGCGCTCCAACATCCTCTCGATGCCCAAACTCCGCGAAAAGTACGACCAACTCCGCCTCACCGCCCAACGCAGCCAGGCTCTCCGACCATCCACTACCGACCAGCGGGTCAACGCCGCCCTCGAACTCGCCGCCCGCTACGCCGCAGAGGAGGCGTCATGACCAAAGCCGAAACAGCGCTCATCCTCGCCGCTGCCGCAGCCCGCGACCTACGCACCGTCGGAGACGCCGACGTCCTCGCCTGGCACGAAGACCTCCACGACATCACCTACCCCGAGGCCCGCGAAGCCCTCCGACGCCACTACCGCGACAGCACCGACCGAATCATGCCGGCGCACATCCGCCACCACACCCGCACCATTCGCGACGAACGGCGCCGCCAGGTCGCCCACCAGGTCCGGGCCCTGCCATCGCGATACGAGGACGACGCCACCCGCGACGCACGGGCCGCCCGCGGCGCCGAACTGTGCCGACAAGCCATCGCCGCCGCGAACACACCAACCGACGAAGAACCGCCCCAGCCGCTGACGCCATCTGACGAGATCCGCCAACGGGCACTCGACCGCGCCCACGCCGAACGAAAAACCGGCCGCGTGCCGGGCCTGTCGTCCGTCGGCGACGTCCTGAACCAAATCGTCCGCCGCAAGTCCGCCTGAGAAGACCCGCCGCCATGTCTGAGATCCACACCGTCCACACCGCCCGCACCGCCCACGACTGCCAGGCAGAGCCCTGCGCGAACACCATCCGCCCCGGCGACCGGTACCTTGCCGCCGCCCTGCCCCCCGGTGACGAGCATGTCGGTAACGAGCACTGGGGACGGCTGCGCATCTGCGATCCCTGCGCCACCCGCTGGGGTCAAACCCTCGACGAGCAGGCCACCCCACGCCGACACGCCCAGCACACCTGAGGAGACGCCATGACCCACGCCCGTCTACCCATCCACCGCGACGACAACGGTGCCACCATCACCATCGAGCGCGACGCCGCCCTCGACCGGCTCTCCGAGGTGTGGGCAGCACTTAACCGGGCCCGGACCACCGGCCCCGCCGGAGCCGCCGAGCGGATTGACCAGCTCGCAGCAGAGCGGGACCAGGCCCGCGCCGCCCTCGGCGAGACCCGCGAGCTGATCGACCAGCTCGCCGCGCAACGACACCGCGCACGCGCCACCCTCACCACCGCACGCGACCTGATCGCCACCCTCGACGACGTGGTCGAGCAACTCGACGAGGTACAGGCGCGATACGCCACCCGCCCCGGTTCCACGGCCGGCGGCGCGCAGGATGCCGTGCCGCCCGCTGAGAGCCACGCACAGCCCCGCGTAGGCCCCGAGCGGGATACATACCCCCCAATCGACATGCAGGCGTTCCTCGACTACTCCACGGCGGAGTTCGCCGCCGCGCGCACCGCCGACGAACGCTGGGCAGCCATTCGCGACCTCTTGGAGGGCTGGCATGACCGCTGGGACGCGGCCTATCCCGGGGCCGTCACCGACGAGTACGACGGCATCGCCCGCCACCTCGTCGCCCTCATCAACATGGCCGCCGCGGCGTGCCCCCTGGAGGCCGCGCCGTGAGTAGCGCATGGCGCGGCGGCAGCACCAGCGCCTGGAGACGACTACGCGCACACGTGCTCGCCCGCGACGGCTACCGGTGCCGCGCCCACGCCGACGGCTGGTGCGACCGAGTGCCCGGCCAGCACACCTGCACCAGGCTGGCCCTGCCCGGCGGGCCCAACGCCGGACACGCACACCACACCCACGGCCGCACCGTCACCGGTGACGACCCGCAGCACATCGTGGCCGCGTGCCGGGCCTGCAACCTGCACATCGGAGACCCGACAGCGCACGCGGACCCGCCGAATCGGGCGGTAAGCCGATGGTGAGCGCCGCTTTTTCCGAGGTGGGGGGCCGGCGACACCCGCCGCCATGTTCTTTTTTTGCGCGCGACCACTGAGGGATGGTGATCATTTTGTCTGGTAGTGGTGGCTCAATCTCTGAGGCGTTGGCGGATTCGTTGACGGATGCCGAGTTGCTGCCCCGTGACGGTGCTGCTGTGCGGTTGGCGCAGCGGTACGCGTCCGAGCTGGACGACGGCGACGGGGACACCGTGGATCGGTTGGGGCCGAAGTTGTTGGCGGTGTTGACGGCGTTGGGGATGAGCCCGGCCGGTCGTGGGGTGAAGGGTGGCAGTGGCGGTGATGGTGTCCGGAGTCGGCTCGATGAGTTGCGGGAGCGTCGGGAGCGGCGTGGTGCTGGGTAGCACGGTCGCGCGGGTGTTCACGCCGCCGCTGGCCTCGGGTGCGGCGGGTGAGTGTGGGTGTGGGTGTGCGCTGACCGCGGCATTGTCGTACGGGTTTGATGTGGCGTGGTTCGCCGAGCATGTGTTGGGTCGGCCGTTGGACGCGTGGCAGCGGTGGGCGGCGATTCATGGTGGGGAGTTGCTGGCCGATGGGCGGCCGAGGTTCCGAAAGCTGTTGATCATCGTGGCGCGGCAGCAGGGCAAGACGTACCTGTGTCAGGTGTTGACGCTGTTCTGGCTGTTCGTGGAGCGGTGGCCGATGGTGTTGGGCACGTCAACGAACCTGGGGTACGCCAAGGAGTCGTGGCAGACGACGGTGGAGGTAGCGGAGACCGTGCCGGACCTGGCGGCGGAACTGCCGGCGAATGCGGTGCGCAAGGCGGCCGGTGAGGAGTGCCTGACGACGGTGCACGGATCCCGGTACAAGATCGCGGCGAGTAACCGTAAGGGGGGCCGGTCGCTGTCGATCGACCGGTTGGTGCTCGACGAGCTGCGCGAGCATGCGGATTGGTCGGCGTGGGGTGCTGCGTATAACGCGATGTCGGCCCGTCCGCGCGGTCAGGTGGTGGCGATCACGAACCAGGGTGATACGTCCAGCGTGGTGCTGGACTCGCTGCGCAGGGAGGCCGTGGCGTTCATCGCCTCCGGTGAGGGTGATGAGCGGCTGGGGCTGCTGGAGTGGTCGGCGCCGGAGGGTTCCGATCCGGAGGACCCGGCCGCACTCGCTCAGGCGAATCCGAATCTGGGGCGCCGTACCGAGCTGGGTGATCTGCTGGCGGATGCTCGTCGGGCGACACGAAACGGTGGTGAGGAGCTGGCGACGTTCCTGACCGAGATCCTGTGCGTGCGGGTCAACAAGCTGGATGCGGCGATCGACCCGCGGCACTGGGCAGCGTGCCTGGACCCGGCGCCGGTCGACGTGGCGCAGCGGCAGCGTCTGGCGGCGTGTGTGGACCTGTCCCCGGACGGAAACCACGCAACCCTCGCGGTGGCGGTGCTTGAGGATCAGCGGGTGCGCGTGGAGACGGTGCACGAGTGGTCGGGCCCGGACGCGGCCTCGCAGTTGGAGCGGGAACTCGCCGGCTGGGCGCAGCGGGTCCGGCCGACGACGCTCGGGTGGTTTCCGGCCGGTCCGGCGGCAGCCGTGGCGGCGAAGCTCGCGGACCGGCGCCAGCACGGTGTACGTGGTTGGCCGCCGCGCGGTGTTGCGGTGGCGGAGATCCGTGGGGAGACGACCGCGGTGTGCATGGGCCTGGCCAAGGAGATCACCGCAGGCACGTTGGCGCACTCGGGTCAGGCCATGCTCGACGCGCAGATCGGGGCGGCGGAAAGGCTGGCGCGGGGTGATGCGTGGGTGTTTGGTCGGGCCGGGGATCAGCCGGTTGACGCGGTGTGGGCGGTGGCGGGGGCGGTGCATCTGGCGCGGACGGCTCCGGTATCGCGCCACGTGTCTCGTCGCGCACGTAACGCGTAGACAGCGAGTTGAACCGAAGATTCGAAGGTTTGAGCCACCCCAAACCGATGATTCTTCGGGCGGGCGGGTAGGGTGGGGGCGTGGGATGGCTGAGCGCGGCGAGACAGCAGCTATGGGAGCTGCTGTCCGCACCCCGCCCGCTGGCCCTGGACGAGATGCCGCAGGCCACCTTCGATTCGACGGTGCGGCCGGTTGATCGGGTGGTCGCGGACATGCACGCGGGCACCCCGGGACGGGTTAGTCGGGAACAGGCGCTGTCGGTCGCGGCAGTCCAGCGGGGCCGTAACTCGTTGTGCTCGATTGCGACGTTGCCGTTGCGGTCGTACAAGGGCCTAGAGATTGTTCGTAGCCCGTTTCTAGAGCAGATCGACCCGGACCTGCCGAACGTCGTCACCCTCGCTCAAACGATCGAGGATTTGGCGTTCGACGGGATCTCATGGTGGCTGATCACCGCGCAGGACTTCGCCGGTTTCCCAGTCGCCGCACGGCACCTCGACGTGCGCACGGTGAGCCTGACCGAGCCGACGGGCGCGGTGAACCCCTTCCCATCCGGTGTGGACGCGCGTGGTGTACGGGTCGTGTGGGTTGATGGTGAGCCGACCCCGGTTGACCGGGTGATCCGTTTCGACTCCCCGAACCCGGGATTGCTGTCGGCGAACGCGCGGGCGATCCGACGAGCCTTGCTGTTGGACCGGCTGGCCGCCACCTACGCCGACAATCCGCGCCCCACGGACTATTTCACCGACGGCGCTGATCCGTCGGTGGATCCGATGGGCGACGACGAGATCGACGCCTTCCTCGCCGAATGGAAGGCGGCGCGCAAGGCGGGCGGTACCGGCTGGATCCCGTCGAGCGTGCAGCGGGTCGACGTGGCCACCCCGTCGCCGGCCGAAGTGCAGCTGGTGGAGCTGCAACGCCAGGTCACGCTGGAGATCGCCAACGGGCTCGGGGTGGATCCCGAAGACCTCGGGGTGTCGACGACATCGCGGACGTATTTCAACGCGCAGGACCGCCGGACCTCGAAGATCAACGAAACGTACGCGCCGTTCATGCAGGCCATCACACAGCGGCTGTCGATGGGCGACGTAACCCGTCGTGGTCACCGCGTCGCCTTCGACCTGACCGACTACCTAAAGCCTGACGCCGCCGCCCAGGCCTCCTACTGGAAGGCGCTTAAGGACATGGGTGTGGTCGACGAGCAATGGATCGGCGAGCAGGCCGGCATCTCGGCTGACGTGGTAGCCCGAGCCGCCAGCTCCGCACCGGTCGAACCGCCGCCGGCTGTAGGGGACATTAACCAGAGAAACGTCGATGCGTCTCGGCTCGCCGGTGCCCGCTTCACTGACGATGGTCCGGCTATGACGTTCGCCGGTGGCGACTTCGCGGGCGGCGCCGAGCCGGCAAAGGTCGACGTCGAGAAGCGCACGATTACCGGGCTGGCCGTGCCGTACAACAAGGTTGTCCGTAAGTACGGGCTGGCGTTTCGGTTCAAGCCAGGGTCACTTCAGTACGCGAATGTGTCACGGATCAAGCACCTACGCGACCACCACCTACCGGTCGGTGTGACCGCGTCAGTGACAGAGACCCGTAATGGCCCGGTCGTCAAGTTGCAGGTACTCGACGGGCCGGACGGTAGCCCGGCCAAGCTTGAGCGTGACCAGCTGCTGTACGACGCCCAGCACGGTCTCTACGACGGGCTCTCCGTCGGCGTCGACTTCTCGATCAACCCCACCGACGGCGATGTCGTGTGGGACGACAAGGACCAGGTCTACGACGTGTTGCGGGCGCACTGGCGGGAGACATCCTCAACGCCCATGCCCGCGTTTGACGACGCCCGCGTGACCAAGGTGGCCGCGAGCAGAAACGTACATGGAAAGGGGCGATCCGGGATGCCGGACGAGCAGGAGCCGACCGAGGCTCAGACCACGCCGCCGGCCGCCGGTGTGCAGCTGGACCAGGACCAGATGACCGCGCTACTGACCCGGCCCGGCGCGATCCAGGCACTGGTGGCCGCGCAGTCACCCCCGGCGCGGCCGGAGGCACCAGCAGTGCCCGACGGCGGACTCGTGCTGTCAGCCGAGCAGGTCGACGGGCTGATCCGTGGCGGGCAGCTCGGTGCACTGCTCGGCGTACCGCAGCTAACCCCCGCCCCGCAGGGCGGGCAGGAGCAGGAGCGGCAGCCGGTCGACCCGACCCGCCGCACCATCACCGCCAGCCAGGTTCGCGAGGAGTTGCCGTACCGGTTCGACCGGGCCGGCAACCTCACCCGCGGTCAGCACGACTTCTCGACTGACCTGATCGCGGGTTCACGTGGTGACGGTGAGGCCCTGGAGCGGGCGCAGGCGTTCATGCGGTCGCAGTTCGACGGAGCGATGCGCGCCAAGCCTCCACTCGGACGCACGGAGTTCACGGTCGACACCAGTGACGCGGCGGCGGTGAACCCGCCCCGACAGCGGCCCGACATGTACGTCGATGACCTGGAGTACGCGACACCGCTGTGGGACTTCGTCCACCGGGGCACCCTCGGCGACGTGACCCCATTCGTGGTACCGAAGTTCGCCACCAGCGGCGGCCTTGTCTCCGATCACACCGAGCGTGTGGAGCCGACCTCCGGCACGTTCAAGGCGACCAGCCAGACCATCACCCCCACCCCGCTGTCCGGGAAGGTAGAGATCACCCGGGAGGCGTGGGAGCAGGGCGGAAACCCGCAGCTGTCCGGGCTGATCTGGCGGCAGATGCAACGCGAGTGGTACGAGGAGCTGGAGACCGCAACCGGCGCCTTCCTCAACACCCTTACCGCGGCCGTGGACATCAACCTCGGCTCATCCGGTGACACTCCGCCCGTGGTCGACGACGTGCTCGACGGCGCCTGGTCCGCGGCGATGGCAGGGTTGCAGTTCGTCAAGGGTGGGCACCGTTTCCGGGCGTTCGCCGTTCACCAGAACCTGTATCAGGCGTTCGTGGCCGCGGTCGACTCCACCGGCCGCCGGCTGTACCCGCCGCTGGCCCCGCGTAACGCCACCGGCACCGCCGCCCCCCGCTGGGGAACTCTCGACCTTGGGGGCGTCACTGGTGTCCCCTCGTGGGCGCTGGGCGCGGCCGGTCCTGGCGCGATGAACAGTTGGCTGTTCAACCCCGACGACGTGCACGGTTGGGCATCTGCCCCGCAGCGACTCCAGTTCGAATACCGCGTCGCGTTCGTCGATGTCGGGATTTGGGGCTACAAGGCGTTCGCGAACACCCGCATCGACGGTGTCCGTCAGGTCATCTACACCACGGTCTGATCCGGAGGCAGCGATGGCCAACGACAAGACGCGGTCAACGGCCACCCAGGTGGCCGACGAGGTGGAGCAGCTGCGCGCCGAGCTGGCTCGGCTCACCGAGCAGGTGACCGAACTGTCCCGCGCTGTCTCCCGGATCGACCGGCGGTACCGACTCGACCCGAGGGGTAGCCGTGGCCTGGACGCCTGACTACCTCACCGCCGAGGACGCGGCGGAGTTCGTCCGCGCCCCCGGCGTTGACCTGGCGGAGCTGGCGATCTGGTGCACGGCCGCGTCCCGCGCCATCGACAAGCGGTGCAACCGCCAATTCGGGCGCACCGACGCGTTGACGACCCGCACCTACCGGCGGCCGGCGGTGTATGACGCGGTATCCGCGCTGTGGCTGCTGGAAACCGACGACGTGCACGACCCGACCGGACTGACCGTCAACGGCCAGCCCTACGCCGACGCGGGGGCGGTTTTGCTGCCCGACGACGCGCCCGACAGCGGGCGGCCGTACGAGCGGCTGGGCTTCACCGACTGCCCCGACGCTCCCGTGGCCGTGGCGACCTCCGGGTGGGGCTGGACGGCGGTACCGACGCAAGTCTCCGCTGCGGCCCGGTTGCAGGTGTCGCGCTGGTCAACGCGCCGAGACAGCCCCTACGGAATCGCAGGTAGCCCGGAGGCCGGCTCCGAGATGCGGCTGCTGGCCCGCCTGGACCCGGACGTGTCCACGACCCTTGCCGGCCTGGCCCGGCGCCGGAGGGTGGGGTGAGTCGTGGATTTGGATGATGTCGCCGCCGAGTTGCGTACCGCGCTCCAAACCATCACCGGATTGAACGTGCCGCAGTGGGGCACCGAGCGGATCGCCTCACCCGCGGCGGTCATCGGGCTACCGGAGCGCATCGACTACGACGGCACCTACCAGCGAGGCTCCGACCGCTACCCGGACCTGCCGGTGATCGTGCTCCTCGCGCGGCCGAAAGACCCGATCACCCGCCGCGCCATCGCCCCCTACACGGCCGGGGCCGGACCCGCCTCGGTCAAACAGGCGATTGAGGCATACCCGTACACCAGCTGCGATGTGGTGGCCGTGGACTGGGCCGAGTTTGAGGACGTCACCCACGCCGGAGTCGACTACCTCGCCGCCATTTTCCACCTTTCTATTACTGGCCAAGGGGCATCACTCATGGACGCATCACCCTCGGCGTAGGCGTAAGGAGACCACAATGGCATTTGTTCACGGCAAAGACACATATCTATCGCTGGACGGAAACGACCTATCACCGTTTACAAAAACGAGCAGCATTGAACAGGAGTCCGACGAACACGACGTCACCACCTACGGCAGAGACGACTACGTGTTCACCGGCGGACTTCGTAAGGGTTCGTTCAGCATGGGCGGCGTGTACGACAACACCGACAGCGGCCCCAAGGCGGTCATTGAACCACTAATAGGTGCCGTCGTCACGCTCATTCGCCGCGCGGAGGGCACTGACGTCGGCCTGCCAGAAGAATCCGTCGATGTCTTAGTAAAAAAGTACACCGAGACTAACCCGGTAGCAGACATGATCACGTGGTCTTGCGAACTGACAATATCCGGCACCATCACCCGAACCGTACAGTAAGTAGGAGTCGACGTGAAAGAGAAGCTGATTAGCCCTCGGATCGCCGAAGACGACGTGGAAATCAATGGTGTAGGTACGGTACGCGTGCGGGCGGTTTCGCGGCACTCGCTGCTAACCGCAGGCAAGGGAGTGAACGAGGACAGGGACCCGGCGCTGGTTGAGCGGCGGATGCTCGTCGCCGCCCTCGTAGACCCGCCGCTAACGATGGCGGAGGCCGAACAGTGGCAGAAGAATGCGTCGGCGGGTGAAGTCGGCACGGTTTTGCAACGGGTCCGGGAGCTGTCGGGCTTGACCGAGGGGGCCGCCAAAAGCAGCCTATAAGGACTTTGATTCTGACCCGGAGCTGGAGTTCGAGTTCTACCTCGCCGACCGCCTCGGATTGACTATTGAGAAACTGCGGCACTCAATGACGCAGGACGAGTTTGTTCGCTGGGTGGTCTTCCACGGGCGTAAGGCGCAGCGTCGGGAGTTGGCGATGAGAAACCCAGGACGGAGGTGAGCACGTTGGAGCCAAAAATCGCGGTCCTCGGCTTGCGGGATTTTTCCCGCAAGCTGCGGCAAGTCGATGGGGAAGCCGTGAAGCAGCTACGGATCGTCTTCAACGAGGCCGCAGGACTCGTGGTTGCCGACGCCCGTCCTAAAATTCCAAGGCGATCCGGCCGTGCCGCCGGATCGCTGAAGATGCGGTCGAGCCGGACGGCCGTCCGAATCGCTATGGGTGGAAAACGGGCACCGTACCTGCCGTGGCTCGATTTCGGAGGCCGGGTCGGCCGCAACCGGTCGGTAGCGCGGCCCTTTCTGCGAGATGGGCGTTACCTCTACAAGTCTTTCCGTGATCGGCGGCCGGACGTGCAGGACGCAATGGAGTCCGGTGTCCGACGCATTGCCCGTGCCGCTGGCCTGGAGGTGGACTGATGCCGTCTCAGGTCACGCTGACATTCGGTGGGGATGCTGACGCCCTGGTCAAAGAGGCCGCGCGGGCTCGGGCGGCTACCGAGAAGGTGGGCAAGTCGGCAGTCGTGGCTGGGGGCGACTTTAGCCGAGCGGCTGGGCAGTCGTCTGGGCTCACTGACCGTATGGCTAAGCTTGGCAACATTGTGGATGGTGCGTCCACGGCGATCGGTGACGCGGCTGGCACTATGCAGGCCCTCGCCGACGTCGAGACCTTCACTGCACGTAAAGCCCAGGAGCACGCTCGGGCGCTTAACGACCTGGAGCAGGCGCAGGCCGACGTCAACCAGGCGTTAATTGACGGCAAACAGGCGACGCTTGATGTGGGTCAGGCGCACCTTGACGCGGAGCAGGCTGTCCTGGATGCGGAGACCGCGCAGCAGGAGTACAACGAGTCGATCAAAGAGCACGGCAAGGGTAGTGCTGATGCTAGGCAGGCATCCATTGACCTGCGACAGGCACAGGAAGACCTCAAGCAGGCGAACCTTGACGTGGAGCAGGCGACACAGGATGCCACTCAGGCCACCATCGACGCCGAAAGCGCGCAGCTTGACGCCAATGATGCGATGATGGCCGCAAATCCGCCGGACCTGCAAAAGTGGGCTGACCAGATAAATTTGGTCGCGCCACTGTTGCAGGGACTGGTGGGTGTGGTCGCGTTGGTAACTGCCGCTCAGTGGGCGTGGAATGCTGCGCAACTTTCCAGCCCCACTACGTGGATCATCATTGGCATTGTCGCGCTGGTCGCCGCCATCGTCATGATTGCCACGAAGACGGATTGGTTCGCTCGGGCGTGGCGCGCCTCCTGGAAGTGGATTAAAGATGCTGCGGCGGACGCCTGGAATTTCATCAAGAAGATCCCCGGGTGGACAGCCACCGCATTCGGCAAGATTGCCTCAGTGATTTCGTGGCCGTACCGACGGGCATTCAACCTCATCTCTACAGCGTGGAACGCCACCGTCGGTCGCCTGTCATGGACAGTGCCGACATGGGTGCCGGAATTCGGAGGAAACAGGATCAGCGCGCCGACCCTGCCTACATTTCACGCCGGAGGCCGAGTGCCCGGGGCTCCTGGACAAAACGTGCTGGCGCTACTCCAAGCGGGCGAGACAGTCACCTCCGTCGCCGGTAGAGCTGGCACCACCCTCACCATCGACTCCGCCGGGGCGCAGCTGGATGACCTGCTGGTGGAGGTGCTGCGGCGGGCGATCACGGTCCGCGGTGGCAACGTCCAAACGGTACTGGGCCGATGAACAGAGTATTTGCGTACACGGTGGAGTTGCGGTGTGGCCCGCTCGGTTGGGTCGACATCACCCCTGACGTGCGTGCGGAGCCCGGCCTGACGGTGCGGCGCGGTGTCCGCCGGCCGGGCCACCACGCGGACCACACCACACTGCATCTGCGGGTCGACAACGGCTCCGGCCGGTACTCGTGGCATAACCCGGCCTCGGATCTGCACCCGTACCTGGGGCGCAACACGCCTATCAGGGTGTCCGCTGGTCGGGCGGATGGCCCGTTGGTGGGCCGATTTTGGGGTGAGGTGTCGTCGTGGTCGCGTGGCTGGTCAACCACCGGGGCGGACCGGTGGGTGGACCTGGAGTGCGCGGGCCTGCTGCGTCGCTGGGGCCAAGGCGCGTCGCCCTCGTGGTCGGCGGTGCGCCACGCCATCGAGGCCACTAGCCCAGTGGCGTATTGGCCACTGGAGGATGGAGAGCTGGCGGAGTCGGCCGGCGCGGCGGTATCCACGGCACCGCCGATGACCGTGATTGGGGAGGTCGAATTTCGGCCACTGGATAGCCGACGCATTACGAGTTTTGGTGGCTACACCGTGACATGGGCCGTTGCGGCGTTGGCGGACCTGGCCGCAGGTGGATCACTGTCGGCGCAGGTACCCGCTGAGGCGACCGCGGCTACGGGTGCCGCTAAGGCGCACACCGTACATATCACGTGGCAAACAGAGTTGGCGCCATCGCGGCCGGATGTAGATCACGTGCTGCTGGAGTGGACCACCCAGGGCGGGACGTTGACCCGCTGGCAGATGCGCATCACAGCGATACCTACTCGCACGCAATTCGTCGCCATCGATAACAATGGCGCGGAGTGGATAGTGTTCGAAAGGTTCGGGTACACGTCCAGTCTGGAGGATCTGTCAATTTGCCTCAGCGAAGTAAACGGTATCGCGTATTTAGAGGTTTATGAAAAGTGGCCGGCCCCGAGATACTCCGGGTCGGTTTTGGGGACGCTGGGAGGTGTGACCTCGATTTCGGTTAATCCGGACCGGGCCCCATCTGACTCGATATTCCCGGTAGGCCACCTCGCGCTTTGGGCGTCTGGGCCTCCACCGGTGTTGCCGGCATGGTCCGTGCGCGACCTATACGGCGAAATTGTGCTAGCACACATTAGGGGGTATGAGCGTGAGGATGCCGCCGACCGTATCGTCCGGACCGCCGCCGCAGCTGGTGTCACCGTCGCCGTCTCGGACGTGTCGGACGCGCACTCGACGCGGATGGGGGTGCAGCAGATCGGCACCGCCGCCGAGGTGATCGCCGCCGCGATCGAGGTCGACGGCGGGATACTGGCGGAGTCCCGGGACTCCGAGGATCTGCGGTACCTGCGCCGTATCAGCCTCTACAACCAGGCGCCGCTGACGCTGGACTACAGTGCCGGGCTGCTGATCCCGCCCGTGGCACCGGTCGACGACGATGGTCTTATCCGGAATGACGTCACGGTCCACCGTACCGATGGTGGGTCAGCCCGGGCCACGCAAACGACCGGACCGCTGGCCGCCCTGCCGCCGCCGGACGGGGTGGGCGTCTACCAGGATGAGCGCACCCTGCTCCTGATGTCAGACGCGCAGCTCGCCGACCACGCCGGGTGGACACGTCATCTCGGCACTGTGGACGAGCCACGTGTACCGGGGCTCACCGTCCAGCTCGCCGCCCCGGGCTGGCAGGCCGACCCGGGGCTCTTGGATGCGGCCCTAGCCGTCGATGCCGGCGATGTCATCGACGTTGTCGGCCTGCCAGCCTGGCTGGCCGCTGACCTGCTCCAGCTACGCCTGCTGATCACCGGGTATACGGAGACGATCACCGAGCGCGAGTGGCGGATCACGTGGACGGGTGAGCCTGCCGCGCCGTGGGACGTGGCGGTCGCCGGCGGCCCGCAACGTGTCGCGGCGGACGGCTCCACCATCGCGGCCGTAGACGCCGACACGCTGACACTCGCTCTGACCTCGCCCCCCGCAAATGGGCCCTGGACCGTCGACCCCGCGGACTTTCCGATGGATCTCCGGATCGGCGTCGAGGAGCGCGTGACCGCCACCGGGATCACCGGCACCGGACTCACCCAGACCGTGACCCTGGCCGCCCGCGCCGTCAACGGGGTGAGTAGGTCCTGGCCGGACGGCACGGAAGTGCAGGTATGGGACCCCGCAGTGGTGCCCCTATGAGGAGGACGAAAGCATGACGTGGCAATCGGGGATGTTCCTCACCCCCGCCCGACTCGGCGGCGCGACCTGTGTCATGGCGACGCATGAGGCGGTGTCGATTCCGAATGCCTTCTATACCAAAGTTGCGCTCCCTGTCGAGGTCGAGGATTCGGGTGGTATGGCGGATCCGGCCGAGGGCCGGATCTTCTGTCGCCGAGCAGGGCTCTATCGCGTGTCGGCGGCGGTCGGGTTCAGCCTCAATTCGGTCGGGTCGCGCGCTCTCGCCGTGTATCGCTTCAGCAGCCCCTCCGGCATCGGGACCGCGGTCCCGGCGACGCCCTCCGGGATCAGTGCGCGACTATCGGCGTCCGGGCTCATCCGGCTAGCCGTCGGCCACCACCTCGAGGTATTTGTGTGGCAAAACAGCGGTGGCGCGCTCAATTTATATAACCAATTTGGTGTCGCAGCACGCCTCGATGTCGAATGGGTGTCCCAATGACAAGGAGCAAGATGTCCAACAATCTGCACCCAATCCCGGAGCATCCGGAGCAGCACATCGGGGAGCAGATCCCCGACCCGTGGTCGGACCCCGCCGAGACCGACTGGCCAGTTGTGGAGGTGAACACCGATGGCATGGACCGTGGTGCCTAACCTGGATGAGGCGCGAGACCAGCTCAACAGGCGATTCCCCAAACGGGACACCAGATCGGACGGCTCGATCGGCGATACCTCACACCAGAGCGCCCCGTCGAGCCACAACCCGGACCGGACCGGCCGACCCGAGTATGGCGACGGCGACCACCTGGACGAGGTACGGGCCCGGGACTTCGACGCCGACCTGCACGACCCGGGCGGGGTCACGATGGAACAGGTCGTGCAGCTGTGGGTGAAGCTCGCTCGCTCGGGCGCGCTGTGGTGGGTGCGGTACATCATCTACCAGGGCCGGATCTGGCACCGCCGGCACAACTTCGCCACGCACGCGTACACCGGCTCTAACCGGCACATGACCCACTGCCACGTGAATTCTGACTTCACCCAGGCCGCCGACACGGTACGGGGCACGAACTGGCAGCTGGACCAGCTTGCCGGGACAGCACCGGTGCGGCCGGCGCCCGGGCCCGCAGTGCCGTACCCGCTGCCAGCCGGGCACTACTTCGGCCCCCGTAGCGGAGGGGATCGGTCGGTGTCGGGCTACTACCGCAGGAGGTTCAACGGCAAGTCAGATCGAGAGTGGCTCGCGATGTGGACCAAACAGCTCACCCGCCGGGGCTGGCCCGCTGGCAAGGGCCGCCGCTACCTGCGCAGGAGCGGCGCCGATGGCCTGTACGGGCCGGAGTACCGAGAGTTGATCAAGGCATTCCAGGCCGACCAGGGCCTCACCCGCGATGGGCTGCTGGGCCGCAAAACCTGGGACGCCGCCTACAACAACCCGATCCGTTAGCCAGGAGAACCAGTGAGCACCACCGGACCACCACCAGGCGGCACCTCGCCACTAGTCGTAGAGATCGGCTTGAAAGAGATCTACGACCAGTTGGTCGCGCTAAACACGAACGTCCAGGTCCTGGCCAAGGACCTCAAGGACCTCACCCAACAAGGCGACGACCATGAGCGCCGCCTACGCGCCCTGGAAAGCGCGCGATGGCCGCTGCCCTCACTGGCCGCGGTGGTCTCCATCATCGCCCTGGTGGTGTCGATCGTCGGCTACAACGCCTTCGGCTGAGGTGGCAATACCGGACCGATCCAACCGCTGTCGCACCTCGACCGCGTGCTCCCGGGCCACGGCCATGTCCGCACCGGCCGCCTGGAGCAGCTCCACGATCGGTCCGTTGATGCCGTGCGGGTCGACCAGCGCCACTCCGGCCTGGATACCCAGCAGCACGGGATCCTCGGTGACCGCCCGCACCGCAGCAACCGCCACCTCGCGGGGCGCGTCCCGCATGCCGTCGGTGCCGTACCGGCGGGCTGTGCCGGACAGCTCGGCCAGGACAAGCCGCTGTGGCTGCGGCAGCGACGGCACATCCACCATCCCCCGACCGTACCCAAGGAGCCCAAGGAGGCACCCCGATGACTCACGACTACCTGGTCTCACTCATTCGTACCGCTGTCCCCGCCGCCGTCGGCGCCCTGCTCGCGTGGCTGGCCTCGACGGCGGGCATCGTGCTCGACGCCGACTCGGGCACCGCGCTGACCGCGGGCGTGGTGGCGCTGGCGATGGCCGGCTACTACGCGCTCGTCCGGGTCGCAGAGGCGCGGTGGCCGCGGCTGGGGGTACTGCTGGGCACGCCGGCAGCGCCCCGATATGAGGCGCCGGCCGGGCGGCAGTAACGGTCAGGGCTAGCGGCGTCCGTCGCGGATCTGGTAGAGCCGGGCCCGCGTGACGCGGGCGGCTGCGGCGATATCGTCTCGCCGCAGCTCGGTCTGTAGCCCTGAGCGCACCAGCTCGTCGCGGCGGGCAGACAGGCGGTCGATCTCGCCTGTGACCTCCTCCAGCTCGACGAGGATTTGTGCGGCGCGTGTTGCGACGGCTCCGATACTGTACGACTCGTCAATCGCCGCGGTGATCATCTCCACTCCTGCTGGAGTGGCGGTGTGGGTCACGGTGTCCCAAAGGTCGTCGTCGTCGCGGATCTGGCCCGCGTGTACCTCCGCGGCCTCGACCGCGGCCTCAAGGGCGATGCCGTGCCGGTCGGCGATCTCCGCCGCCAGGTCGTCGATGCTGGTTCCGGCGACGTGCTCGCCGTCCGGCTCGCTGCCGGTATCGGCGTCGGAGCCACGCCAGACTCTCACCCGCCAGTTGCTGCCGTCGGCGATGGTCTGGTGTGCGGCGACCTCGGCGGCGACCTCGGCGGCAGTGTCGTCGCTCTCGACGTTCTCTGAGGGGGCTAGGGCCTGCCAGATGCCGCCGTCGTGGTTGCTGGCCTGGATTTCGATGGTGTAGGTGGCCATGGTTTGCTCCCGTATTCGGTTCCGCTGATGACATCATCATATAGCGCGCTACACCTTGATGTCAAGCAAACTGTATAGCGGAGAGTCGCAGCACTCGCCCGGACCAACCGAAGACGATGACCTGACCTGGACACGCAAACGCCCCTCCCCGCCCAGCCCCGCACGGGGTGCCGGCCTATAGACGAAGCGCCCCGCCTGGCCTCACGGCCGGGCGGGGCGCTTCGTCGTGTCCGGGGCTATTCCGTGCGGTCTTCGAGGTCCGCGCACAGCTCGGCGTACGCCTCCGCCAATGCCGCGTCCACGGTCCCCGGCGCCCACTTCCGGCCACAGCCGAGTAGGGCCCGGGTCTGCGCGTCCTCCCGGGACAACTCCACCGCGCCCGCCGGGGCCAGGTCCAGGTACACCTCGTACGGGTCGGCAGGCGTGTCTGCTGCCGGCTCTGCCGAGGGCGCCGGCGCCTGCGATGGTGTCGAGGTCGGCGTGTCCGTCTCGCTGTTGCGGTAGAGGGCCGTGCCGGCGATGCCGGCACCCAGTGCAGCAACTGCTGCAGCGGTGATCACGATCGGTGTGCGGGTCACTACCGCACCGTACGCCCGGCCGTCAACGTCCCGCCGCCGTGACACGCCCTGACCTGGGGGCGCACCAGTCGGGACCACGACACGACGAGGCCCCACCCTCCCAGGCCGGGAGGGCGGGGCCTCTGCTGTTACATGGTGGGCTGTCCGGAGCCCGGGCAGCGGGCCCGATCACCCATCGCCTGATGCGGCGGGCAGGACCGGCCGGGGCTCACACTGACGCGGGCTCCGCATGCGGAACATTGAGACGATGCCATGACTGGACTCCCTGGGGGATTTGGTAGTCCGGATACGGGTCGGTCTCGGGCTCGGACGTGCCCCCGGATGCGGCGGTAGCGCGGAGGTAGACCACTGATCCGTCACCGCACTTGAGCCGCAGCGCTGACAGTGGCGGGTCACCGGCGGTCCAGTCGCCGACGCCTGGGGTGGCGCACAGCTCCCACGAGCTGATCACCTCGGGTCGGGCGACGTCCAGGAGCTGATGGGCGAGCACGAGCATCCGCTGTGCGCGGTACCGCGGCGGCGGCATGTCGCCGGGCGGCACAGGCCGGGCGTCCCGGTGTGGGACGGCGGCCCAGAGCATGGCGTAGGACCCGGTCTGGTGAACCGCTTTGATCCCCGGGGGCGACTGTCCGCCCGGCTGGGTATCGGCGCCGTAGCGCGACACCGACACGATGTCGGGGTGCTCGGCTACGCGCAGGATCGCTTCCATCATGTCCAGGGCCTGGGTTACCTGCACGGGCGCTCTCCTGATCAATCCGGGGATCGTGGCTGCTCACGGGCCGGGCCAGTGTACCGGCGGGGTGGGCGGGGCGCGGCTCCAGCGCATCGTGGTCGCCTCCCTGATAACGAGGGTGGCCCGGGGCCAGCGTGATGCTGGCCCCAGGCTGCGGGATCAGAAGGTCTGCCCGCCGCGGATCGAGCCCTCGAACGCGTCCCACTCGTCCGCGCTGAAGGCGAGGGCGGGGCCGGTGGGGTTCTTCGAGTCGCGCACGAACCGGCGGCCGGTCTCGTCCGAGGCAACCTCAACGCAGTTCGGGCTGCTGTTGTCGCAGCGCATCGGCTTCTTCCAGGTCAGCTCGTTCATGAATCAACCTTTCGTTTGCCGGCCGCCTGCCGGCCGGACATCCGTAGGGGGTGGTGGGGGTGAGCCGAGCAGGTCATAGGTGAGCAGCCCTGCGTACGCCTCCGCCCACGGCCAACAGCGGCGTGGGGTGCCGCACACGGGACAGCGGCCGTCGACCTGGTGATGCTCGGCCAGGTCCCGCCACCATCGGCTGATGGTGGCGTCGGCCGGCGTCAACGCCGGCTCCCGGCGCGCTGCGGGGGTGCCCAGTTGCCCTGACCTACCGAGGTCAGGTAGCCGTAGGCGGTGTCGGTGGGCCGGCACGGCCAACCGCAACCGCAGACCGGGCACCGGTCCACCCGCGGCCAGTGCCTGGTGATGATCCGCCGGGCGGACAGGACCATCCGGTTGCGTAGCTGGACCGCCGACAGGCTGGCCGGGCTGGGCCGGGCGCCCGTGGCCATCACCGCTGGCAGGCCCGCTGACGGGCCAGCCGGGTCAGCAACGGTCGCGTATCGAGGATCACCGTCGGTTGGTCCCAGAGCGGGCGGTAGGCGCCGGCCCGTGCCGCGTACACGGTGGCGGGGCCGACCGCGTCCAGCCGTGCGGGCCCGCGGCGGCGGAGTCGGCGGAGTCGGCGGACCATGCGTGTGCTCCCTCACCCTGGCGCCTCGGACATCCATCCGGCCGCGTCGTGTGATTTCAGCGTGCGACTACGGGACTACGCTCGGAAGGAGGTCGATGTTTTCAGGCTTTTTCAGCAGGGGGACGTGTGGACGATCTCGGCGCCCAACTCCGGCAGACTCGCACCGAGGCCGGGGTTACGTTGGCCTCAATGGCCGCTCGAACCTCGTATTCGGTGTCACATCTGAGCAATGTTGAGGCTGGGCGGAGGACAGCGACGCCCGACATCGTGCTCGCCTACGCGCGGCTCCTCGGGGAGGGTGAGATGAGGCGTCGACAGATGTTCGGCTTGGCGGCCGGCGTCGTCGGCCCGGTCGTGGCCGGCGAACTGATCCGGGCCGGGTTCAGCGCTGCGCTACGCGGCCGGACTGCTGAGGAGGACTGGCGGGAGCGGGTCGACCAGTACGGTCGGGACTACATGGCGGTGGGAGCTGCGGCGCTTCAGTCGCGCCTCGCCAGTGATCTCGTGGTCCTGCAACAGCACCTGGATACGCCGGTCATGTGGTCACATGCCGCGAGGGCGTTGGTGACCTACGGCAAAACCACTCCCAACCCCACTGAGGCTATCCGCTGGTACGACCTAGCCGGGGTGGCCGCCGACCGCTCCGACGATCTCGCCGTGCGGGTGTGGGTCCGGGGCAGGGCCGCCATCGCGTTGGCCTACGAGGGGGCGGCGCTGACCACGGCGCGGCGGTACGCCGATCAGGCTGTCGCGCTGTCGGACCGGGCGTCACTCGGACGCGTTCAGGCGCTGATGGCGCAGGCACACGTGGCGGCGGGACGCGGGGACCGCAGTGGCGCTGTCGCGCTCGATACCGATGCTCGGCGGGTGTTCGACCAGGTTGCATCGCCGGATGGCGAGGTGTCTGATACCGCCGTCCCGCCGTGGCGGATGGCCACGTTCCGAAGCATGTTGTATGCCCGCCTCGGGATGCCCGGCCCCGGGTCCGAGGCCCAAGATGAAGCCGACCGCACACGACCTGGTGATCTGCCGCGTTTCGCTACTCATATCGAGCTGCATCGTGGACTCACGATGGTCAAATCTGGTGATAGCGCGGACGGGGTCGCCTACGCCCAGCGGGCAATGGATGCCCTACCAGCCGACCGTCGGTCGCAGAGCTTGGTGCTCATGCTGCGTGAGGTGGAGCAGGCCGCATCGCGGCGTTAACCCCCGGCGCCCTGCCGTCATCGACGGTACTCCCTGCCCGCATGTCACGCCGTCACCTGTCCGTGTGGGTCGCCTCGGGCGCGTCGCGCCGTACGAATTCCCGTACATTCGCGCTCTTGGAGCTGGCGGATTTCGTCGCAGCCTATGCGTGTCGGACATCCCACAAGTCACAAAAGGCGCAAATACCATTAACTATCTTTACTTATCGATTGTGGGACCGCTATTACCATTAGTCGCCCAGTGATCACAGTGACGGGGGTTCGCGCCGCATGGGTTGCGGCGATCTCGTCGCGCACATCAATCGACAGAGCCGTCGACACGCCACGAAAATCCTTCCCATCCATCCGTACGTGTGTTCGACTAGCTCGCTTCTGACCGGCACTCACCGGAGGCCACCGAGACGTCATGAACTATCCCTTCCACCCCCACCGTCGCCCACCCGTGCCGCTGGTCGCCCGCGTGTACCAGCAGGAAAATCAGCGGCTCAGGCAGGAGAACGCGTGGCTCCGGAACGAGATCCGGCACTACGCCAACGTCATCGAATCGATGGGCCACGACATGGAAGCGCGGCGCCGGGAATTCGTCCTAGGCGAACTCTCCCGAGTAGACACCCACGGGCGCACGGTGGTCGTCGATCAGCGGCGCCTGCTGGAGGTACACCTCCGCGAACAGCTCGCCGCCGAACTGGAGGATGCGCTGCTGTCGGGCTTCGAGACCGGATACAAGGCTGGACTCGCAGACGGTCCGTCTCAGCGGCGCCGACTCACAGGCGACTCATGA